CAAAAGCACCAGCACCACCTGCACCAGCCACGTTTGTGGTGACATAACCACCGCCACCGCCACCGCCTGCATAAGAACCTGCTCCGCCTGTTCCACCTGAGCGGCTCGCAGTTGAATCAGCAGCGGCTCCACCACCACCAGAAGTAAATCCTGCACCGCCACCGCCGTCACGTGTTCCAGCACTTGTACTTCCTAAACCGCCTTTACCACCGCGAGAATTGAAAAGTGGAAAGACAAACTTTTGCGCGCCACCTGCGGTATTACCACCAGCACCACAACCTTGCGCATAATTGTAAGCACCATCTGTATCTACTGTTCCAGCGTTAAGTCCATCTGTTGCGCCATATCCGCCGTAAGTATAAAGATTAGAATAAGAACTAGCACCACCACGCGCTGAAGCAGTTGCGCCACCTGCGCCAACTGTTACTGCCGATACTGCTGGTACATAACCAAAAGCAATAGCGCCTGCTCCACCTGCGTTTCCTGAAGCATTTGTGGCTGTGCCACCAACTGAACCAGCACCACCACCTGCAACAACAACTGCATAAACAAAAGTTGTCGCCGCTGGAATTGTCACTGTTCCAGTTGACGTGACTGTGTGTTTCAATGTCAAGCCATTTGGAATTGCTGGCACTGCCCATTTTAATCCTGTGGCCGCTGAAGAATCAGCGGTTAAAACTGTGTCGTTTGCGCCTACTGCTAAACGTGCAAAAGTGTCCGCACCTGTTCCTGGTACTAAATCACCTTTTGCATCAATTGCAGTTGCCATTGAATTTGTGACCGTAACATCACCGCTTGTTCCACCGCCACTAATTCCAGTGCCAGCAGTGACACCAGTAATATCACCAGGATTTGCAGATGTCCAAACAAAATCCATGTCAGTGTTTGTTGCCTTTGAAAGGATTTGGCCAGTTGTGCCGCCTTTAAGGTCGGCCATTGATGTGTCAACTGCCTGACCAAAAACGGCAAAATCCGCTGGAAGGTCAGTCACCAAATCGGTGCTGGTCGGCATTTGCCAACCGAAATTGGACGTTGGGTTTGTCATGTTTTCTCCTTATCAGGCAACAATTGTTGCATTTTCCCAGTCAAGTGTCGGCGACACGCTTGACCAAGTTTCGGTAATTGGCACATCAGCCCAATTCATTGCCTGAAGGCTATAAGCCAACGGTGTCATCAATAGGCTGACGGAAACTTGATTGTAACTGGCTTGAAATGACCAGCCTTCGACAAATCCCTGGAAAACCCCTGAATTCATATTGGCGGGCAAATCCACCAAAGCCACTGGCATTCCCATAAATACGCCCAACAAATTGTCACGGTCGGAATCGTCAATTTCTGAGTTGGTCAAGTCGTATGTGATGTCACTAAAAATTGGAAAAGGTTGGGCGCGCAATGATAAATAAAAATTGGCCTGATAAGTGGCATCAACCGAATTGTGCAATGTGGTTGAAATGATTTGAGCCAACTGACCATAAGTTGTAATTGAAGCGGCATCACTGGCTGATTGTTCATTGCTGGAAGTTGCGCCATATTTTATGGTTACGGCATTTCGCACGTCACCTGCGCGGGTGTCAATTCGCAAACCTGCCGCCCGTGCTTCATTGGCACTTAGGTCAACATAACCGTTAGCGGCTAGGTATTGGGTGCGGTGTGTCGAATCTGCATATCCAATTCGCCCAAGTGAATCTTCAAAAATATACCCAAGCCCGCTTGTGGCCAATGCTGAAACAAGTGAATAAACATCAGTAACGCTTGAAGAACGAGCGGCCAATTCATAATTGCCTGGACGGTCAATTTCTCCAAAACCATTATTTTCAGCATTTGCCCAAGTAATTGTTGGGTCATAAGTTGCCCAATTTTGAACACCAGCAACCTCAGCCCAAGTGCTAAACAAAACTTCATGCAAAATGTCATAAATTTGGTCGCCGTCAAATTCCTTTGGCAATACGCCGTCAGTCAATGCCTTTGGAAGCCTAGCCAATGCACCCAATGCAATAATTGAGTAAGTTTGAGTGAAAGTGGTTGTTCCAACGTCTCGAACTTCAATGCCAATGTCCACCACATTGCCACCAAAAATGGCAACAAAAGTGCCTGTTGAATCTTTGATTTCAACGGAAATGGTTGAATTGATTGAAACGGGAATTGTTGCCTGGTTTATGTCTATCAACTGAAGGTTGATATAACCCGCTTGTGCTTGCTCATATATGTTTCTTCGACCACTGCGAATTGTTAAATTTGCAAGAATTGCGCTTGTGTAAGCGACACCGTCAATTTCAACATTCCAAATCGGATTCCATTGTGTCATTAGATTGCCTGGAACGCGGTTGCTCCACCAGTGCCGCGATAGTATGAATCATTTATTGTGTCAACAATTGTGCGAGCAGTGCCTTCCTTATCAATTGCACCATTGACGGTCACGTTGATTACTGGTGCTTGCGCGGCTAATCTTGCTGCATTTTGCGAATCAGTAAATCCACCACCACCAGCAGCAATTAAGCGTGCTGCATTTTGCGAATCAGTAAATCCACCACCAGCCACGGCCTTTGTTGCTGCAACGGCTGATGCCACGGCAGCAGTTACACCCCCACCGCCACCGCCACCACTTGATGTTGTTCCACCACCCGTACCACCTGAACCACTTGTTGAATTGCCTTTGCCACCGCTGATATAACCAGGCGTCCCACCTGTTGCAAAAGTTGTTTCAGTATTACTGGAATTTGCTAAAGCATTTGCAGCGGCTAAAACACCAGCAGCCAAAGCCACCGCGCCAACACCTAACAATGGGTTCAATGCAAATGCAGTTGCAACACCAGTCACAATTGCAGTTGCTTTCAAAGCATTGTAAGCCTTGATAAGTGTTGTGATTAATCCAATGGTGGCAGTGACGGCAGCACTAATTTTTGAAACAACAAAAACTGTTCCAATGACTGCGGCCACTGCGATTAATTCGTCCTTGAATTCAACCACGGTTCCAATAAGGCTTCGAATACGTTTGCCCCATGCAAGTGCGCTTGTTTCTGAATCAGACAAACCTTCTTCAAGCCCACCAACTCCAGTTAAGCCATTCACAAATTGTTGAATGACTGGAACAACATCAGTCAAAATGAATGTAGTTAATTCTTGAATCAATGGAAGCAATGCAGTACCAATTTGCTCCTGAACTTCATCACTAGCAATTTTGATGCGTGCAAATGCTTTTTCTGTACTTTGGGCTTCATTTTCAGCAAATCCACCGAATGTACCAGTCAGTGATTGAAAGACTAAATCAAAATCTTTTGACTTTAAAATTGATGCATCAAGTCCTAAACCTAATTTGCTGAGTGAAGTCAGGTTTCCGTCGTATGCTTTGCCTAACGCATTTGCCACCGCTTCAAGTGGTTTGCCCGTCGCCGAACTAATATCAAGTGCAAGATTTAATAACTTTTGCGCTTCTTCAACATCTTTTGTTGAGCGAACTAAACGACCAAATGCTGGTCGCAATTGGTCGTCAGTAATACCAATTGCAAGTGATGTTTTGCTAATGTAATCCTCAACCCCTGCAATTTGTTTTGAAGTTGCGGAAGTTGTGTTTTCAATTGTCAATGCCAAATTGCGTTGTGCGGCTTCATCAGCGGCAGCATTTTTTATTGCTGCGGCAGCATAAGCACCAATGGCTGCGGCAGCAGCGGCAAATGCCAACGCTGCCCTTTTACCAAAATCTTCAAATTGGTCGCCCAATGTCTTGCTTTGGGTTCCAGCCGAATTGATGTTTTTTGAGAAATCAGCAATGTCTGCCAGTAACGCAAGTTTGAGCGTTCTACTTCCAGCCATTTATCTGTCCCATTCTTTCAAAATTTGGTCAAAGCCATTTTCCCATTCTTTTACCAAATAAGGTTGTTCGGCGCGCAAGGTTGGATAGATAAACCAGCCACGCGAACCGCGGCCTTCCCGACCTGACCATACTGGAAATTGCTTATATTTATTTGAACCAAATTCTGAACCGCCCCAAAGTTGTTGGGTTGTGCCACCACCGCTGAATTTTTGACCAGCAAAACCAAAAGAAATTTCGCCGATTTTGGAAGATTTGCTAACCCTGGAACCGTCAGCAATTTTGCCAGCCACTTTTGACGACCTAATTTGATGCGCTTTCATTTGGATTCTTTTTTGTAAATATTCAGCCAATGCACTGGATTGTGTTTTGGCGGCAGCAATAGATTCATCGTCCATGACTTTGAAAGCGCGAATGACTGCGCGCAATTCTGCCTTATCGTAGGCAACTGCATCTTCAGCCATTGCGCCTCTCCAAAATTTCTATTGCGGTCAGAATGTCCTCAGCCGATTCAAATTCAGATTTGGGTAATCCAGTCGCAATGACTAATTCCCAAATGATTCTGTTTAGGCTTCCGACTGCGTGGCTTTTGGGTCTGCCTCACCAACTACCACGTCAGCAATGGTTTCAGTCCACGCTTCAATTGGTTTTACTGGTTTTCCAGCGGCTTCCCGCTTCATGGCGTGATAAGCCAAAAAGACCAAATCGGATATACCAATTTTTTCTTGTGCCTGGCTAATCGTATGACCTGTGTTTTTTTCCCATTTGACCCACTCAGGTGGAGCAGCCACATAGGTGGCTGACTCCCCCGAATTAAACTCAACTGTGATTGGTAGTTTCATTTTGTCTCCCGATTGGTTGGTTTAACTGAAGTTTTCTGCTGGTGTTCCAATAACAACAAATGACATTGAAACGGTCTGTGCATCAGGTGCAGCACCGCCCGCGCTTGGAAATACTGGAAGCACTGAAAATGTGAACACTGCGCCTGTGGCAGCGGTCAATACTGTTGTGATTCCTGTATTTGGTGCTGATTCTGTTACACCCCAAAGCGTTTCACATAATGAAGGTGATGCGCCCCAGTCGGCTA